AGTAGCCTCACATTCAGAGTTTAGTAGCACAGCGTATACTGAGTTATTTTTGTAATCATAAGTCTTTTTTATAAAAGCGATGTCATTATCAGAGATGCAAGCATCAATCATACTATCACCACGTACGCGAACACAGAAATCTGCCTTGATAGATTGGTCAACGAAAAAATATCCCTCAAAATTCTCTTCACAGAAAATGCCGTTTCCTGCACAAATGTCGCCCAAAATTGGCACTGGGTGAGCTGCAGGGAAGGATAAATTTGAGATATTACCCAAATCAGGTCGAGGGATATATGTTGTTTTATCACTTCTTCCAAGTAGATAATCAATGTCGACATTGAAGAAGTCGGCAATCAATTCTAAAGTATCAAAATCAGGTTGCCTATTGCCACGTTCGTACATTCCTATAGTGCTTCGTGATATTTTTAATTTTTCGCTTAAATCGTCTTGAGTCATTCCTTTTGATGTCCTAAGGGCTTTGAGCCTGCTTTTAAATGAATGATCCATGTTATTTCCTCCACAATTAGAATAACACACAATGTGGAAAAAGTAAAGACAAAAAAACACAATTCGTGTTGACACATATCGTGACAAATGATATAATCAAAAAAACAAAGGAGGAAAAGTGATGAACAGCAAAGAAATAGGCCAAAAACTAAGAACTCTAAGAGGAGATAAAACAATTGCTGAATTTTCAAAGGAAATTGGAATCAAACCATCTACTATAGGAATGTATGAGCAAGGAGAAAGAATCCCTAGGGATGCAATTAAAATTAAATATGCCAAACATTTCAATATGACAGTAGGAGAAATTTTTTTTGGAGAAAATTGTCACACAATGTGACATAAACAAGAAGGGAGAAAGAAATGAAAGATTGGGAACCACCATGTTACACCGAAATGCCCAGTGGACTAATTATTGAAGCAGAACAAATAAAAAAAGCTGAGCATGCTATTAGCTTAGCTTTGAAAATGGTTTTAGAAGATGAAGCCCAAACATATGAAGTAATTCAATATGTCTTAGATAAATATATCGAAAGGCTAAAATCAAAGAAAGTCAGCCTATTGTGATTACGTAACAATAACGGAAAGGAACATAAAATGAAAGATTGGCTCGCATCATATTTCATAGGTTTCGTCCTAACATTCTTGATTATAACTCTAATAGAACTAAAGGGATAATATGAATTTCACAACAAGACTAGAAATCACACCTAAAAGAAAGCCCAACACACGATTAGTCCAGACTTCGGATCGGGCGAGAATATAATTAATAGCCTCATTGCGATAGTAGATACAATAAGGTCCATTGTCAGCATATCGAATATCAATACAATTGTTAGCCTCTAAAGCAGACAATACATCTGGATCAAAGCTAGATATTATTTCATCATTAGCGATTACGCTAGAAGCCTTGATAGTTTTAAGTGCGGAACGCATTTTGAAACGTATAAACATAATTTAATTACCTCCATCTAAATAGGATTATATCACAAAGGAGTTAACATGACACTTGAATCACGGACTAAAAGGGCCGAGGAACAACTGCATAGGGTAGTAGGTGATTGGTGTGATTATGTAACAACCAGCGAGGTGGCAAAAGTATTCGGGTACCAATCAGCAACCTCAGCGAGAAAGTACACGTACGGATGCAGAAAGTACGGACGAAAATATTATATTCCAGAGGTCGCTGCGAAAATGGCAGCAGAAGGAATTTACGAAGTATAGGAGGAAATATGAACGGATATTTTATCGACGATAAACCCAAAGGAATATTAAAGATTGATGTAAAGAACATAGAAGAATTCAACCAGCTAATTACGAAAGCAAAAAAAGAAGCTGATCAATTGCAGAAAACAATTAACCAGCTCGCATGTTTTCATCTTGAGATAACCCTAGATACGGCAGGAAATCATTTAGATATAAGCGAAGAAGCATCATCAATACTTAATTCACAAGAGATATAGTAAGCGATTGCCTCTATATAAGATTTTAAATGAACAGTATCATAATCATCATGTTTTTTAAAATAGTGAACTTGATCGTTACCCAACCATGAAGATGCTTTTGAAAGAGTAACTAATTTAGGATTATCGATATAGGTGTTGATGCAACTAGATAAACTCATTTTGGATATTTCGTCCTCTTTTTCAGGGTTGCGTAAAATTGCATAGTCTTTAATTAAGAACTCTAATGCTTTTCGAAATCCCATTCCAGCAATATCGTTTAGGCTATCGTTTTCAGCCTTCAATGATTGATTATAAATTCTAATAAAGTTAGGGAATTTTGCAGCTATAGAATCTGCAAACTGATTATTTGTCTGCATGCGCGGAAAAGTATATGCACAATCATATGAGTAAGGATATCTTGAATTTTCATCAATGCATGCAAGAGAAAAGAAAATATTATTACAGGATGGACAATAGTGAATTGAATAAGTTTGATTTTGAAGATATTTTTCGTAATAAACGATTGTTTTAATAGGTTCATTTGAAACAGATGTATTGCAGAAAGGACAGTGTTTAGGAAGTTCTAAAGTAATTTCGACTGGTTCTAATTCATAATTATTAGAGGATGAGAATAAAGAAGCATTAAATTTTAAGTTCATAAGTAATCTTCCTTTCGTTAAATTGAAATATTTGTACATTCAAGAAAATTATACCACGAAAAGGGAAAGTAAGGTTATCTCAATGAAGTAAAAATAAGGTTGATATGAACGAAAAAGGAGAAAACAGTGAAAATGTTTAAACAAATAGCAGCATTGACTGTAGGAATAATGATAGTGCTTGGACTTAATGCCATAGCCACAGCTATAGACAATCCGGAAGTGTACGAAAAGCCTTTGCCTGAGCCTGTACCAGTAGCACAGCTCGAAATAAATGATCACATAGACAAGATGGCCAAAAGGTACGGATTGAATCCAGACGTCATAAAAGCACTAATTGAGGAAGAAAGTGGATGGCTGTCATCTGCAGAGGGAGACAACGGAAACTCTGTAGGACTTATGCAAATTCAGGAGCGTTGGCACAAAGATAGAATGAAGAGGCTCGGAGTAACTAACCTATATGATTCGGAACAAAACATCACAGTAGGCTGTGACATATTGTCGGAACTACTAAACAAGTACGGAAACTATGAGGATGCATTAAGCGTTTATAACAGTGGAAATATCCACGATGGAAAGCAATATGCGGAGCGCATATTAAACGCAGCAAAATAAGGGGGGAACAATGATAAAGACAGCAATGATAGAAAGTGTGCCAAATGATATGGCGAGAAAATCTGTGGACAAAACAGAAATCGCAATGATGATAAGGAAGTTACGCCTAAAATACGGAGTGATAAATTTCGAAATGGAGTTTAAAGACGGAAGAAAAATAAAAAGCCGATAAATCACCTCTTCAGGATCACTCTTCATAGGATTAGAGGTGTCTTTTTCCAAATAAGAATGATATACGAATGAATAAAAGATTTAATGAATTTAATTGTCCTGCTTGCGGCAATGAAAATCCGAGAGAAATGAGACAGTGTCCAAAACTAAAAGGGGAAGCGGTTTGTGTACACTGCTGCGAGAACTGTGACACATATGACACAGAAACATTCAGATGCACATGGCATACGGTTAATAAAACTATCGTCATTGATGAAGAGGTCAAGCGACTACGCAACAAAATCGCATTTTTAGAAAAAGAGGTTAAAAAGCAATATAGGAGCAATCAGCCTAAAAGGGGGAACATGTTGCTCAACGAAGAGAAAAGCTGCATTTCGCAGCTCAAAAGATTAGAGAGATTAAGAGAACAGGGTTTTAAGTACATATAATTTCAACATTGACAAGAAAGGAAAGAGAAATGAACAAAGAACTTATTAACAGTGCAATTGCAAAGATCACTGAAGAGGCACTATCAATAAAAGATGCATTTTCGCAGATGATTGAGGAACACTTGACTGACATCTGCAAGACCGATGCGGTAGCAACAAAGCTTTTAGCTGAAAACAAATCGCTAAAGGCTTTTTGTGAGGATATGTGGAAAGAAGCAAGAAGCAAATCCACAAAATGTGCAGCAGGAAGCGGTGCGTATATATCAGACAAAGAGTGTTTTGAAAAAGCTGAAGCTTACTATGAAATCACTGAAGAGGACAAGAGAACAAAGAACACGACGAATGTCATTGACATCACAGAGTTACTCTGAAGGAGGATGTCATGGACTTTGTTAAAGAAAAACAAAAATTGCCATATAGCATCAAGTGGCCAACCAAACTAAAACAATACCTAAATGATGAAATAAACTACCCGATTATTTACAACAGGTTTAAGAAAGAAGCACACTGCCTAAGCTGTGACAAAGATTATAAGTACTTAAATAGATATCGTGCAGATGATTATGAAATCTGTCCTTGCTGTGGGAAACGCAGAGCAACATGGCCACATACACGCAATATGATTGTTGATAGAACGCTAATATTTGCAACTTACACAGATAAGGACATTAGAATAGCGGTGGCATCTGTGTTTTATAAATATGTTTCAGAAGATTGGAACCATATCGAAGATATAAAGGCGGAGATAAGCATAGACGAAGTTTTATATTTCTCTCGGGATAAGCAAGAAGCCTGGTATCAAAATTGGTGGAATAGAAGTCCAAAGGAACAATTTAGAAAAGATACTGGAAAAGGAATAAGAACTTTCATTCCTGCAGAATTAAGAAGATATCAATGTTCAATGCATGCAAGTGTCCAAGATGCTTTGTCTAATGGATTCCTCAAGTACGCAAATATAAAAATCTATGATGCATACGATGAAAGTCATCTGATGAAACTTATATATGTATACAGCAAATATCCACAAGCAGAATATCTCAAGAAACTAGGATATGAGGGAATAATAAAAGACCGCATCTATAATCAAGCAAATCATATCAAAGTTAATTGGAGAGGGGATAGCTTGGAGAAGATGCTAGGCATCACAAAGACAGAAATCGGCAAGCTAAACCAATGGGGATATAAGAGTACAGACAATATAGGAATATATAAATTCTTGAAAAAATATCAAGCAAAGATATCAAAGAAAAACATGGACGCATTTAATTCAGTGTTTTTATCTGTAAGCGACTATCTAAGCAAATTTACAAAAGAAGAAAATCCTATAAAGATAAGTGAATATATAGCCAAGCAGAAGGAACTCGACAATAATCGATTAATTGTATATGACTACAAAGATTATTTAAAACAACTAAAAGAACTGGGATACCCGTTAGAGGAATATTATTTATATCCTAAAAACCTTAAGGAGTCTCATGAAAAACTTACAGATGAGATAAACAAGAAGAGAGACGAGAAAAAACGCAGACAAGCAATACAACAAGAAAAAGAATACAAGAAGATCCTGGAGAAAGTAAAGAAATTTACATTTGCAAGTGAAACATTCGTAGTGAGAGCGATTGCAAGCATAGAAGAGCTTAAAGAAGAAGGAATAAAGATGCATCACTGCGTTGCAACATATTGCCAAAAGTTAATATCAGGTAATTGCTACATATTCACAGTAAGAAATATAAATGAACCGGATGAGCCGATAGCGACGCTTGAGTTAAACAAGGCCTTGAATAAAATAGTGCAGCTAAGGGGAAAACGAAATGCAGTAGTATCAGATGATATCGAATCGTTTTGTAATTATTGGTTTGAGCATATAGTTGCTTCAAACAAAAGAAAGAGAAAGAAGGCATCATAATGAACATAGTAGAAACAGAATACAAAGAAATCACAAGCATACAAGACCGAGAGACAGAGCAGCTGACAATAGAGGTCAACACAATATACCAACAGATGGAAGCCATAGGCAACATAGGACTACAACTTGCTGCAGAGGCAGGAGAAAGGCTTATAGAAATAAAAGGCAGATTAGCACATGGTGAGTTTGAATCGTGGTGCAAGGACAACCTGACATTCAGTAAAAGAAAAGCCGAAAATATGATGCGCTGGTCACAGAAATGCAAGGATGAAAATAGCATCTTTGCAAAAACGCAAACGTTTACGGATTTGGGAATTTCCAAGGTTTGGGCGCTTTTGGCAGCACCAGAAGATGTGGCCGAGGAGGTCATAAAAGAGGGTGCCAGCGACATGTCAGTCAGAGAATTGCAAGAAGAAATTTCGAGACTAAAACTCGAAAAGGAAAAGGTAGAAGGATTAGCAAGAGCAACGGAAGAAGAGCAGGCAAACCTGGAGGAAGAGATAGAAATTCTAAAAAGGCAGCTCGAAGAAGCCAGAAGAGAATCTGAAAGAAAAGCTGAAGAGGAAAACTCGCAAAGTACACCTGAAGCTGAAGAGGAAATCGAAAAACTAAAGAAGAAGCTAGAGACTGCAGAGGCAAATCTTCAGAAGACAAAGGAAAAGCTTAAAACAGAAAAGAATAATAGTGAAAAGAAGATTGAAGAAGCTATAAGCAAAGCAAAGGCAGAAGCTCAAAAGGAAGCCGAGAAAAAGGCGAGTGAGTCATTCGCTGACATAACAAAGAAATACGAGGAATCGCAGAACGTTATTAACAAGCTTCAAACAGCACTGGCAAATAGCGAGAATAAAGCACTAGCTATATTCAAGGTTAAATCGGACCTATTACAAGAATCGTTTAATTCTTGCCTTGCATCTATTGAGGATGTAGCTGCAGAGGATCAAGAAAAGGGTGACAAGATGAAAGCGGCACTTAGGCAGATAATGTCAAATCAGATTGAGAGATTATAAAAGGAGAATAGACATGGCACTAAAAATAACAATAGTGATTTGCGCAACACTGGTTATACTTACGCTTATTAGCGAAAAGGGAAAAGGCGGCAAGTAATGAGGGATAAGAAAGAGGGAATTCGATGCGCTCTATGTGGGAAGAAACTTAGTCATAATAATGCATTTTACACAGACATGGGTGAAGAGGAAATCGCTGTATGCTTCGGATGTTATTTAAAAATCAAAAAGCAAAACAATATTTTAAAGGAGGCCAATCATGAGAGTAGCAATTGATGATAACTGGAGCGTATATCAAAAGGGCGAAAAGATTTATGCAAGCAGAAAGAAACCTAAGATGACAAACATTATAGGAACATCAGGACACAAGTTAGCTGAAGAGGAACTTGTGGGCATGCTTGAACGATTCTTAAGAATGAAAAATGTAAAGTTGGGAGAAAAAAATAACGATGGAAACGAAATGTAATAGCATTTATATCTCTGGACCAATCACAGGGCTTAAGGAGGAAGACGCAAAAGCTGCATTTGACAAAGCTGAAAAATTGCTTGAAGTAGAATACGAAAGAGTCGTTAATCCTATGCGTTTCGAAGCAGCATATCAAAGCGCAAAGCTGACGTATGACGAAATGATGGACATAGATCTAAGATTGCTAAAGATGTGCAAGGCAATATATATGCTGAAAAACTGGGAAGGCTCAAAAGGAGCGTGTGTAGAAAGATTAACAGCGTTGCAGCTGGGGATGAAAATAATATATGAAGATTAAAGGGGAGCAAGGGCTTCCCTTTAGGGCTATAAGCACCACGAAAGGAACAAATAGAAATGAGAAACGAAATCGAAATGCTCGCAAGAGAAGAATTGGAATCCGCAAATAAAAAGTTCCCACTATTTCACGGCAGCCACGAAGGTTTCGCAGTGCTGCTCGAAGAAGCCGAGGAACTTGCGGAAGAGTCGGATGAAATAGAAAAGATAATGAACTCTTGGTGGATGTATTTAAGAAGAGACGAAAACATAGATATTCAAAAGAAAAGGGTCGACAAAATAAGAAGACATGCAGTCAATGCGGCTATGGAAGCAATACAAGTTATAGCAATGTGCGATAAGTTCAAAATGTCATTATAAAAAACTACATATATATATGTAGAAAAACATCGCGAGTGAAAGTCTCGCATTCGAGCTTGATAAGAGTATTAATAAAAGGGAATCGCTGACGAGGAAATTATGGCTGAGCAAAAAATCATAAGAGAAACATGTGTAGCAGGTCGCATGATAGATCACATAATAAAATTGCCTACAGGAAACCATAGAGGCAGACGTGGGAAAAGAGTTAATCCTAGTTCTGAAAAAGTACAAAAGAATAATGACAGAATCGCTGAGCGAAATCTTAGAAGATTGCTTGCTGCAAATTTTGGATATGGCAGCGGTCATTTTACATTAACCTATGGCGATACAGCACCGGGCAATGCTCAGGCAAAAAAAGACTTGGAATGCTTTTTGAAGAAGTTGAGACGTGATTTACGCAAAGAAGGCATTGAGCTAAAGTATATTGCTGTTACTGAATACGAAAACCATAGGATACACCATCACCTTGTTATCAATACAGTAAACGTAAAGGCTGTAAATGACTTATGGTCGAAAGGGTGGATAAAGATGTCTGCGCTTGACAAGACAGGAAACTATTGCAAACTTGCGAGCTATCTCATCAAAGAAACGCAGAAGACATTCAGAACCGAAGAGAGTGCACACAAGAGAAGATATTCAACTTCAAGAAATTTGGTTAAGCCGATAGTGAAGAGGGAATTTGTAAGTGGCGCTGAGCTATTTGATGATCCTAAGCCAATGCCTGGATATTACATCGACCAAGATAGCGTGAGAAGATACGAACACCCTTTCACAAAGGTTGAGCACTTAGAGTATGTCGAAATTGCATTAGACACACCGAGAAAGTATAAGGTTTGGCCAAGAGGCAAGAAAGTAAAGGCTGAATCTCAAAGGACGATACGAAATGACCAACTCGATTTATTCGAGGAATTTTAACATGCACAGAAAGGACGCGATATGAAAAGAGATTATCAGAGACAGAAAAACAATAAATATATTTTGCCTAATGCTGTATATCATACAACACTCTGGCAGATAAGAGATTATTTTCGCATGAAAGAGAACGCGCAGGATATTTTAGATGAATCACCCGCACCACCTGACGGGATGCCACGGAGCGGAGATATAATAGATCAAGTCTATATAAAGGCGCAGAGAAGAGCTATATACATCGACAAGATTAAAGTGATTGACGATGCTATAAAAACGATTCCAGAAGAATACAGAAAAGGGATATGGAACAACATCATCAGAGGAGATCGCTATCCTGCCGATGCAGAGCGAGCGACATATGGACATTACAAGTCAAAGTTCATACTCAAAGTTGCAGAAGGTTTAAAGCTTGTTTAAAGCAAATGCGACACACCGGGAGAAAAAATATATATTAATATGACAGTGTGAGGAAATGATAATTCACTCCTTTCTTAAGAAATTATATGCGCATAAGGCAGTCGGCAAAGGGCACGGCTGCCTTTTGCGTTATGGAGAACAGATGGCAAAAGCATGGGCTAAGGCGTTTTACAAATCAAAAGCATGGGCGGAGGCTAGAGAAGCAGCACTGATAAGAGATGGTGGCATGTGTCAAAACACAGGTTGTATGCACCCTGCTGAAGAGGTGCACCATGTTATTGAGCTGACGCCTGACAACATAAAGGACTATAGAGTCGCATTGAACATTGACAACCTAAAGAGCCTTTGCAAAGATTGTCACTTTGCCGAGCACAGAAATAAACTACACGCAAATAAAAGAGTTGATAAGATCCTCGCAAACGGATATTACTACGATGATGGTGTAATGAAGTTCACAAAGGTTCACATCATTTCAGGCGCACCAGCATCAGGCAAGAGCACATACATCAACAAATATAAAGAACCAGGAGATCTGATTATAGATTTAGATAAGATTAAAGACGCATTGGGTCAGCCACGAGAAAGTAATCACAGCAACCTCACAAGCCTAGCACTAAATCTAAGAGAGTATCTCTATGGGCTAGTAGAAGATAGAGACGCATTGATAGACTGCAAGCATGTATGGATTGCGGCAACACTACCAAATAAATTTGAGCGTGAAGCATTAGCAAAGAGACTAGATGCGGAAGTGATTCAGATAGATGTTAGCAAGGCAGAGTGTCATAAGCGAGTTGCAAATGATAGTAAACGCATAGATAAAGATTACGAACACAAGATGGTTGATAGATACTTTAAAAAATTGACAGAACAGAATACATAACCCCCCCTTCAAAAAATAGGGGTAACACCCATAGGGTCCCTCTCCTCCGGTCCCCCTACCAATCCCAAGAGAATCAGGTGCTGGCCCGGCCCACCTCCCCCGGCTGCCCCGGCTAAGAAGGCCCCGCCGATAGCCGCCATCATGGCTGAGATACCCCAGGCGATAGCCACTACCCCGGGGG